GGTACTATATTTGCCATATTAACTCCTTAATTATTTACTTGGTGGCGGTGAATCTACTACAACTCTAGGTTCGCCGTCAACATATTCGTCTCTTCTTCTACGACCTGTCTGTTCAACACCAAATGATTCTCTGGCTTGTTGATATGATTGTTCATATACTTGTATCATATCTGGTGGACCTTTCAAGTATTTATATGCTTCTACTAAAGAACCATAAAGAAGTAAATCTTGAGCAAAAGTAGATATATAAGTTGTTGAAGTTGCTGAATTTCCAGCAGTTATAGAAGTACCTTGTGAATAATAAGCAATATTAATTGTATAAGTTGTATTAGGAGTTGGTGCTACAAACCATGTTGTTTCATTCCAGTTTGCCCAATATCTTGGTTTTTCATAATAAGTAGAAGAATTAGGGAAATTATTAAACTCTGCCATATAAGAGCTATCTTTTTGTTCTAAATTATTAATTTCTCCACTTGGAGAAATCATTTCAACATATCTAATATTTCTTAAACCCGATGGAACAGAAATCGTAGTTGTACCAGCTGTAGTAACTGCAGATGCATATAATCTATAAGCATCAATATTTAATTCTCTATAAATTCTATTTTCAGTATTTTGAACAATTACAGAAACTGTAGAATCAGATAATCCATTACTATCTACTTCTGTATAATTTCTAATTTGAGTTACTAATTGTGAATACGTAAGTGCCATATTATATTGTCTCCGCTGTCGCCGATCCGCCGCCAATGGTTGTCGTTAATAGACCCGTTCCTGACGATGCGTTAAAACGATAATTATCTAAATTAACAACTGTTATACTATATCCGGAAGATGTTGTTAAGACTGATTGTTGAAATCCTGAAGAAGTTAAAAAAGCATTAACAACCGTTAAACTTTGAAATTGAACTGTATCTCCTGTGACTTTACCATGATTTGGTTGATTTACTTGTAGTGTAGAACTACCTGCTGTGACTTCAAAAGCATTATTAGGAAGTGCAACTGCTGAAGGTCCAACGGAAGGTTGACCACCAAAGTTCCCGCTCGCGCTCGCGACTGTTTGAGCATTGATAGTATATTGATTAGTATTTACTACTGTTAATGAAAATCCAAGTGTTGTATTTAACATTGCATTAGTAAATCCATTAACTGCTTTTACATTAGTAAATATAATTTTATTTCCTGTTGTTTTTTCATGACCTGGTTCTGTTACTAAAATAGTAGAACTACCTGCTGTTGATAATAATGGATTAAAAGATAATAACACAACCGATAATGGTTCTACACGATCTGGTCGTGCATTGAGCAATCCTTGCGGATCGTTGCCTGGTACTTTTGGTTCTAATTGAGGTTGTTTTGGTTCGTATTCAGTAAAATGGACAAATGATCCATTCCACTCGGTTACCATTTCGTCATACGGGAATCGCTGGCCAGATCTATCAGATATGGCGTAAGACTTCTTACCTGTAGCAAAAGTTGTCATTATACACCATCTCCATAGAATGTTTTTGGTGATATAAATAATGAAGCCGCTTGTGAATCTTGAGTTAATGCTCTTTGCATTTCGTCTTCATAAACTAATTTTAACATTTCTGTTTTTTCAGGTTTGTAAGTAATACTTAAATAATAAGAAAGTCCTGAAGTTAAACATGGTAAAAATCTAAATACAACATCTGGAGTATTTGTATAAGCTCCAGCATCTTCAATTCTTGCAAGATAATAAAATCTTAATTGATAATTGCTTGGTGTTGATGAACTTGAAAATTGTGTTCCTGGTGTTTGGTATAAAAATATACTTGGACTATATCCTCTTTGAACATAATATTGTGAAGGTGTTCCTTGTGATAATTTATTAGGTAATGCAGCATATGCAGATCTATCTATTTTAGTTAATGAAGTATCTGTTGGTAATGAAGCGTTTGGAGAAGTGTTATTTCTAATATAAGCTTCTAATACATCGTTAATATCGTTTGGATAATTTGTAGGATCTGATGAATAACTATATTCAGCTTGTCCTAATACTAATGGAATAGTTGCTAGTTTTACTTTCCATAAATGTACACCTCTATTATCCCACTCCGATAATAAAATATTTAAATTTCTTCTTGCTGCTCTTAAATGATAACCAGATCTAGTTCCTCCAATACCTACACGTCCAAAAGCTTCATCAAAAAGCTCATCTAGTTCAAGATTAAAACTTGTAGTTCCAGAGGTAGTCATCTACGCTCCTACTTATCTATAAATAACGTAACGTTTAAAGCACTACTGTTTGCTGTTACACCAATACCGTCAACAATTGCTGTTCCATTTCTTTGAGCATATAGAACACCATCTTCAGGAATATTTAATGTTTCTGTTTGACCAGCACCAACTGAAACGCTGATATAAACTTGTGTATTAGTTGAAGAACTAACAGTTGTAGCATCTACTAAACCATTAATAATTGCTGTTCCAGAACTTCCTGTTGATTGAATCATGTAACCACGAAGTCTTGTAGGTCCTGTAAAAAGAACTGCGTTTGTGGAACTTGTAACGACTGGTTTTACATCACTTTTCATTGCCATAAATTTCTCTTTGTATTAATGGAGCTTCCGAAGAAGCTCCATTAAGAATTTAATTAAGCTCCTGGTCCAACTTCACCTGGTTTACCATTATCACTAATTACGTAATAAATGATTACAGATGTCGTAGAAGCAGTTGTAGAACTTCCTGTTCCTGCACCATATACAGTTGTATTAACTGTAAGTGGAGTTGTTGCAAAAGTTCCTAAATCATTACCAGCAAGAGCTGATTGAACACCGTTAGCACTTAATGCACTAGCGATTGAAGTAGAAGCTGCTTGAGCAGCAGTTGAAGTAGTTCCAATATTTAATGCTTTGTCAGCTGCACCTGTTGCTGCGTGAACAACATCAGTTATTTGTGCTCCAGCTGGAAGAACAATCGCTCCTCCATTAATTCCTGTAACTGCAGAATATACAGATGTAGAACCATCCACAACTCCTTTAGCTGCAAGAACAACTGTACCTGCAAATACGTTAGACTCTTTGTTTTGTCCACCGTATGATCTTACTACTCCTTGAAATGTAGTTTTTGCCATATTATTATCCTCCTAAATAATCTAATGTAGTCATTAGGCCGTCGACTATACGCGTCTACATCAGATGTTAATGTATAGTTCTATAAATATAGCTTAATTTTTCAGAAAGAGCAAGGGGTGGCTTATGTTTCTCTCACTTTTATTTTAAATATATAACTAGTTTAACTAGCTATAAATGCTGGATCTTCTTCTTCGCTTAAAACAAGGTTATTTTCTTGTCTAGCGGCTTCAAGATCCTGTTGAAGAATTTGTCTTTTGACTTCCTTCAACTCTACGTCCAACCATTGCATGTCGGTCGTTAGTTTACCCTGTTCAAGATATGACTTGTTCCACTGTGATTCCAAGTCTATTTTCTTGGCCAGAAGTGATTGGGACAATGATGTCACGTTCAACCTCCTCATAGGTTATATAAGAAAAATTATTAATCTGTTTATGACTAATTAATTTTTCTAATTGCTCTTTACTTGTTTTTCCCAGAAAGTCAAGTACTTTCTGATGTAAAGATTCTGTAGTATTTATGGGTTCAGATTCCAATGTAAATTGGATCTTTATGCTATTTAAGAATACTTTTATTAGGTAAATTTTCATCTTCTCACGGATGTTTTTATATTAAATTATAGGGCGAGTCAAGCTCGCCCTATAATCAAAAGTTCTTACGATCCTGATGAACCGAAAGCACCTCTTGGGTCTGACCAGCCGAAGCTGTATCTTTCCCTAGCTTTATATCTTACGTTACCAGTTTCAAAATCTCCCTCCATAGAAGTTCTAATTGGGGATCTTTCAAAATACTTTAAGCCATTTGGTACATCTGTAATGATGAAGAACGCATCAGAATCAGTTAAGAAGTGGTTCACAGTATAACCTTGTGAAATCATTCCCATGTTTCTAATTGCATTGATATCATTGTCAGCTGTTCCAACTCTGCCAGCAGATTTCATTAATCTGTCTGCTGTAAATTGTTGTTCAGAAGGGATGATTAATTTCATTCCTTGAGCAGCAATTTTTAAACCTCTTTCATCTGTGAAAGCAGCGATGTCAATCAAAGACTGCTCTAAAGATGTTTCATTTAAATCAGCTTGTGTTGCAAGCGTGTTTCTAAATGTTCCAGAGATTGTAGCGTGAG